ACCGGATGGCCGCGCGATTTTTTGCCCCCCTTCGCGCGATTTTACTCTCTTGCCCTCGCGCGCTCGCTCTCCGTACGCGCTGGTGTGCAGTGGTGTACCGCTTTTGCCCTTGGTGCCCGTTTGAATTAAAGGCTCTTTAATTCAAAAATATCTCGACTTTCGGCAATTTCTATGGCTCTCTCTCTTCTGTCAACGTGGCGCATTATAGACCATGGTCTTAAATAAGTTAAGCTTGAACATGTAGAAATTGCCTTACATGGCACGACAATTCATTGCCGATTGTTCATGCCTTGCTACGTGGACCATTTAAATTCCTTGTTGGCAGCCAATTTAAATGCTTGTTTAACTGATTTATTTATAAATACTTTATATGGTGGGAATGAATTCATTATAACGTCTGTGTATAGGCAATAGTTAATTGTGTATATTTTATAATTGAAGATGTTCTCTGTTAGGTACAGACGTGGAGCCTACCACAGTCAACCACGTGGACAAACACGTCAGCCTATGTTTAAAAGGCAGGCCCATGTTAAACGCAATGATGGCAGGCGTCGAGCGACCCAGAATCTGAAGGCCTCTGATGAGCCCAAGATGACTGCCCAGCGGATTCACGAGAACCAGTACGGTTCGGAGTTTATGATGGCCCACAATACAGCCATATCCACTTTCATCAGCTACCCTGAGTTATGCAAAGCCCAACCGAACCGAACTAGGTCGTACATCAAGTTGAAACGGCTGCGTTTCAAGGGAACTGTGAAGATTGAACGTGTTGCCACTGACGTCAGCATGGATGGTTATGGCCCCAAGACGGAAGGGGTATTCACAATGGTCATAGTTGTTGACCGCAAACCGCATTTGCCTGCGTCTGGGTGCCTGCCAACCTTCGATGAACTCTTCGGTGCAAGAATCCACAGCCATGGTAACTTGGCCGTATCTCCTTCACTGAAAGACCGTTTCTACATACGCCACGTGTTGAAGCGAGTATTGTCCGTGGAGAAGGACAGTCTGATGGTAGACGTGGAAGGATCAACTGCCCTGTCTAATAGGCGTTTTAATTGTTGGTCTAGTTTTAAGGACCTTGATGTTGAGTCACGTAAGGGTGTTTATGACAACATAAGCAAGAACGCCCTGTTAGTTTATTACTGTTGGATGTCTGACACCGTGTCCAAGGCATCGACATTTGTATCGTTTGACCTCGATTATATCGGGTGATTAATGAAAAGGCACTATTAATTTAAATAAAATTCATTTTTATTTCAAGTTCTTGGGCTGTGCCCCACTACAATTGCTCTTAATACATTCTTGGACCGTAGTCCTTACTAGTTCGTTTAATTGGGCCACCGACATCGTAATGTTGGACTCTGCCCTTCTCGCCCCCACCATGGATGCAGACTCACCCGGATCTATTGCGCTTGACCCGAGCCTGTGCAGCTCTCTGTATGGGTGGATCTCGTTCTCCGTCTCGGAGTCCGCGTCCGATGGGCCAATGCCAACTGCGCTCCTTGAAGCCCATGATTCACCAGGCCTAATTTCAATTGGGCCTCTGAGCCCAACACGAGACATGGACGCGCATCTCAATGTCTTCCTTTCCCATCGTCCGTAGTCCACGTGTGAGAAATCCACGTCCTTCTCTGTGAATTGTTTGGAGTGGATTTTTACAGTCGGTGCTCTGAACGGGATGTCGACGGAATGTTTCGCCGTCGACAGTTTCAGCTTCCCCTTGAATTTCGTGAAGTGGGTCTGCTGCTGGACGTTCGTGTCGCACACTCTGTAGTAGAGTTTCCATGGAATCGGGTCCTTCAAGGAGAAGAAGGACGATGAAAAATAGTGGAGATCTATGTTGCACCTGATCGGAAAAGTCCACGATGCCTGTAAAGACTCGTTGTCAGTCAGTCTCCGGTCGTGAATCTCCACAATTACCGTCCCGGTGGCGTTTATGGGTACCTGTTGCCTGTATTCGATGACGCAATGGTCGATTTTCATACAGCTCCGACTAAGCCTCGCCGTCAATTGAGCCGCCGTTGATGGAAATTGGAGGAATATCTCAGTTAAGTCATGGGAAAGCTGATACTCGTCTCGATGGGACTCAATGTAGTTGAAAGCACTGGGAGGATTAACTAACTGAGATTCCATTTGAAGAATATTAGGTCGCGCAGCGACACGGGTTGAAGAAGATGAACAAGGAGTGAAAGTGAACAAGAATTGTCGAAGAAGGTAAACAGGAACTTAGTGAGGAAGTCAAAACAGATAAATCTGTTCTGGGTGGTTATGAAAATCAGTTTATATTTACTGATTTTGTTGTGAAGGTAGAAATTGTGTTTAAGATCTTCTGTTTTTGAGAAAGAGAAGAGTGCTGAAGAAGAATTTGAGGATAATTGTTAAGAGGAAGATGATCAGAGAGAAGTCGTTCTGGGAAATTATGTTAATAATTGGGAAAGTTCTTCTTCTATTTATAAATGTATGGTGGCATTTTTGTAATAAGAGGGGTGTACACCGATTGAGCTCCTCTCAAACTTGCTGATTGTATTGGTGTATTGGGGTAACTTATATACTAGAAGGTTCATTAACGGATCTTCGACACGTGGCGGCCATCCGCTATAATATT